TTGCTTGATAAGTTGCTTACACACAACAAATAACAAACCAGCATTAATAATTTCTACCTTCGGTAAATAACTAAACACAGCAAGAGCCATTAATTCAAGTTGTCCTTTGTCAGCATATTTTGCAGATTTCCCACTTTTATAATCAATAACCCATGCTTTTTTATTATTTACAATCACCAAATCTGCTATACCTCTCCACCAAACTTCTTTCGCAGAAAACTTACATGGCTTTAAATCTTTAGTTAACCCCATCTTTATTTCACAATACTTCATTCCATCTTTCTTCTTTAAGGAGTCAAGAACTGGTTTCATAAAATCAAACTTATTAGGAATATCTTTACCATCACGCATATATTCTTCGGCTACCGAATGTAATTCTGTACCATAAAGCATGGCACTCGATTCTTCTTCAACATAATCT